CTAAATACTTTTGTGCTAGCTCCTCCACACGTTGAAGTACTACAAAGAGTATATTCTCTAAAATCATAAGTAACCGTTGGAACAGGTGTTGGTATTGGACTTGGTGTAGGGCTTGGACTTGGGCCAGGAGCAGGTGTTGTACCACAAGCGGCACAGTCAGCATAACTCACTAAACCATTAACATTTATAGTAGATGTTGAACCAGTGGCTTGAGGGTTGTGATAACAAATACTATTATAAGATACAGATGCTGGAAAAGTTCCTCCTTGAACTATTCTAAATATTTCATTACTACTTACTCCATCACAAGCTGTATACACTCTGTAATCATAAACTACTGGGACTGGTGTTGGAGTAGGCGTTCCACAGTTAGGACAATCATCTTCAGCAAATAATACTCCTGAAGCTTGTTGCCTTACTATTGATTGGTCTGAATACCACCCATCAGGAGCAAAACTAGATAGCGCTGCATCTAAATATAATGCAGTAGCAGTTGAAAAACTTGCTGAGCTATAATAATATGTTCCTGTTGTTGCCATTTACAATTTTACAAAGTTAACCATTTATACTGAACATCTTGAATCTCCACATCCTGATACTTGAACTATTACTTCTCCGTTTTGCCCAGTTCCTCCAACATCATATAAAGACGCACATCCAATTGTTGTTCCAAATTGATATTGAACTTCATCGCCCACTACTATATTTAAAGTTTGATTTGCTTTTAAATATACAGCTTGTAAGCTTACACAATCTATTCCCAAGAAGTAATCATACACTGGTGCTGGTGCTGGCGTAGGCGCTGGTGTAGGGCTTGGCGTAGGCGCTGGTGTAAATGTACAATTACAACATGCATCAAATAAACTTGTTGATGAATAACAAAGTTGTTGACCTACTGAATTTCTTAAATCATATATCAAATAAAGTTTGTTTCCATTTGCAGGCAAACCAAATTGAGCGCTATATAATGTTGGCGCTCCACTTGAATTAATAGGGGTAGCTTGAACAGAAGCAGCTAATAAAATATTAATATCCGTAGAATTATTTCCAAACAAAGCATCCGTCCTCAAATATCTAAATTCATTTTCTGTAGGGTCAAATTGGAAATTATCAAAATTTATTTTATTACTTCTCATTGTTATAACAGCTCCATTTGGAGGTATAATTCCTGAACCTTGAGGACCTTCTAACTCTCTATATTGAGAAACAATAGGGTCGCTTGGATTTGCTAAAAATGTAACTAAATCAGATTGAGTTGGAGAAACTATCGATGAGTCAGACCAACTAAATTCTGTGTGTGAAAATTGTCCAGAGTTTGCATTTGTTGTAAGCGTTACACTATAAACACTAAACAATTCTTCTTCTGGACATTTTACCGTTACTTGAATTGTGTCGTTTACTGTTGCGTCTGACGAAACAATCATAACAACTTCAGTAGGCGTTGGATTTGGTTTTGGAAAAACTAAAGTTCCACTTTGATAAACAACACCTGTTGTATATGTTACGCCATCATAGATAGCTTGAATGGTATATCCAGTTCCTGATACTTGACCTTCAGTTTCAATATCTACTCCTGCTTCCGTTACAACTTGTTGTTCTGTTCCTTCAGTAACTATTAAGTCTGTATTTTCAAAAGGTATAACATAATCTATTTCTACATAATACAGTTTACTAGGAGGCCCTGTGTCTTCGCCAATATCGACACAATACACAAACTCTTGACCTGCAACAATTGTAATGTTTTTTGTTACACCACATGCAGTACACAACTCTGTTTCAGGCTTAACAATTGTGTTTGTTGTAAAAACATATTCTTGCATATAAGGGTCATACCCTCCTAATTTTTGTGTTGAAGAAGCTTCAGCGAATAAATCTCTAAACCAGCTTCTCATTCCCTCATTAGAAATTACAGTCAACACTTCATTTTGAGCTGAACTACCTGTAAGTTTTATAACAACATTTCTTTTAGCATCAGTAAAGTATTTATTTTCACCAAACGTAGCAAAACTTTCAGGGTGATTACTAATACCAAACTCTTCTATTCTTGCAATTTGTGTGCCCAATACTTCTGGAACTGATGTTACCACTCCTCCTCCTGTAGAATCAGATAATAAATTTTTACCTGCAAGAACGTAGGATATTTTATCTTCCTGTAGAGTAAGCACGTCCGTCTCTCTGGCAAATAATATTTCAACATCACCATACGTTTCTTCTAATGGTTTAAAATTAGAAAGACCTAAATTAAATTCATTAAGTCTGTTTACATTTGATTCATCATTAAATACACCACTGTACGTAATATCAGCAAATCTATGAGCAGCCTTATATTCTTCGTTAGAAGTTGTAAAAACTCTATTTCCTAAATTAAAAGATTTACCTTTTATTGAATCTCTAATTCTATAACTTTCTACACCATTTCCAAAAGCATAACAATTTGTAAAGCCAGGGTTTATTTTAGCAGGCAAAGTAACTGTTTGATTTTGAACATTACCTAAATGAAAACCATTGCTTATATCAAAAGATTCACTGTTTTCATACCAAACGTCAGGCAAAGCATCTGCTGGTTCTGTTTCAAAAACATAAGTAGCTCCATCTCCCCTATACACTGTAAATGAAACTTCTAACATAGACTCAGTGGCATCTGTTTTACCATAAGAGATAGGACCTGAAGCTAAAAGATATATTAAGTTGTTTCCATTAGAGTCTTGTGTGCTATCATCTTCATATATTCTGTAGTAAAAATTTTCATTAAAATCTAATGTTGAAGGACTTCCACCCCCAAAATAAGTATTAGCGTTAAGTTCACTAATGTTTTTACAGCCAAGATTTACATTAGGAGTTGTAAAAGGCGGTGCGCTATTGGTTACTTGAGGGCCTACAAAAGTATTATTAATAACTATGTTTTCACCTGGATTTTTAATTCCACTATTTAAAGTGCTACCTACGTTATCGCCAATAAACCAATTAGCCATATTCGTGTAGCTTGTCGAGGCTGTAAGTGTTTGTTCTAATATATAATTTTGTCTTCCACCAGCATTATTAGAACCCGTTCCGTTTCTTCTTGTTTCAATCCTCATCACAATTCTACTTCCTACTGGCACATCGTATACGTCATAAGTTGAAGCTAAAGGAGCGCTTCTATTTACTGTAGTAAAAAACGGAAATGCTATTGTAGGTATATCACCACTAGTAGTACACGTTTTTTTAATTGGGTCAACAGCAATTACAGCATTAGGGTCTTGTATAGATGAAAAATTAGAAGCGTTTATTTTCATGTACACCCCTCCTATAACATCTACTGCAGTTCCTGCAGCATCAAAAATTGTAATAAATCCGCTTGCTTGAGCTTCTTTTTCTAATACGGTTGCTCTAATACATCTAGTTGTTGGTCCAGTATTGTCAGCCTTTACAATTAATGTATCACCCGCCTCTACTTTAGTAGCATTTTCACCATCTAATAAAAAATAACTTGAACTAGAAACAGTATCTCTATAAGCTATATTACTATATATAGTTTCATAAGTATCTTTTGTAGGCTTTATAACAAACTTATATTTTGTTGCCCAAGCAGGCGCAGGAGAATTTTGAGGTATTTCTACTTGTATAAAGTTTTTACTAGTAGACTGGCTGCATGGTATGTTAATTGAAGCACCTTCTTGAGCAGTACTAACTAAAGCTGTAGATGCACGATTAAAGTCATCCATGTAAACAATTCCAACTTCATAACCTCTATTACTATGTAAACTCTCAGCATTTCCAGTGTCATTAAATGTAGCACTCTCATTGACAATTCTCCAATAAGCATACCCTGACTGTGCAACATTGTCACTGTAAAATCCAGCTAAATTTTGTATGTTTAAAAGAGTTGATGATGTTCCGTTTATTGTTGCTGTTATAGACTCTCCTGCATTAGGCAATACAGCCGTTCCCGAAGTTCTTCCTGTTTGCGACAAGCTATAAGTTGAATCTAAATTTTCAGGTATTGTTCTGTTAAAAACATCTGTTAAAGTATTTCCAAGACCAGCTTGAGCATTAGCAACAGTTTGTATTGTTCCGTTTACCCCATCAGTTCCTATCTTTTCTTGAAAATCTGTACTTGTAACAAAATTATATACATTTGCATAATCTTCAATTAAAGTATAAGACCATGACATGTCAAATACAGCTGTTGTAGGCGTTGGGTCAGCACCAGATACTTTTTTAAACTCTATAAATGTAATACCAAAATTAAAATTTAAACGTGTTCCTTTTTTTAATTTAGATTCTCCTTGCACTAATGGACTTAAATCAATATTTAAAATTGAATCAGAAATAGTTGAACTTGAAGATGTGGGTGTGTACGTAAACTGACCAGCACTTGTGTGAGCTTCAGTAGTTATAACTGATATTAATTGTGATTTATAACTAGCTGTAAAATTTAAAGCAAGAGAAGTACCGTCAGATGTTTTTAAATCATATCCTTCAAAATAATTTCCATACATTAATCTGTTACCCATCAACGTTTGAGCTTTAGCTAGTTGAGGAACATTGTCATACAATCTTAAAATTTCTGAACTTGGTAATACAGTAAATATTTCTCGATTAGTAAACTCATACTGTAAGTCAGTGTTATTTAAGTTTCCTAAATCTTTTCTTTTATTTAAAGTCTTAATAACCTTTATAGATGAACTATCTGCTTCTTTAAATAATAATTGAACATCTGTAACACTTGAACTACCTGTATTATAAGTAATAGATACAGCGTTGTTTTGATTAACCATCCCTTCATTCAGATAACTATTCGTAGTAAAATCAAAATTACCCGGACTAAATGCTGGCTCAGTAAATTGTGATATAGCAGAAAACTCATTATTAGCAAACTTATATCTGTAAGCAAAACATAAAAACTTATCTTCTAAATAAGCATCAGTTATACTTGCAACATAATAAGGTACGATTCCAGGAGAGCTTGTTGGAGGTTTCTTAATTACCAATATATCATCTTGGTTAAACACATCCACATTTACTCCCAACAAAGGGTCACCGTAGTTTTGATTAATATTAACTACTCTAGGAGGGTTTGTGTTATCTGTAAAAAATAAAAGATTATCAATTTTATCTACACCTGTAATTAGAAAATTTGGATTAAAATTTAATGTTGTATTTATACCGTTGCCGTCATTTATACTTATTACATGATAAATAAGTTGTCCGGTTTCAACATCAAAAGAAACAATTAAATCTAGTTTACCAGTTGCTCCTTGTGTAAATGCTGGGTCATGAACAAACCAGTACAATGCTAAATTAGCTCCATCTTCAAAAGCTCCTATACATCTAGCCTGAGAACTTAGTGGTGTTCCATCAATATATTGAAGGGTTGTTAAAGGTATATTTCCTTTAGAGTTTTCAACAGCCCCAATCTCAGAGTCTTCTGTAGAACCCAATCTAACATTTACAGCATTTATGTATTCACCATTAGGTATAAGCCTTTCATCTAGGCTTTTATTCATTCGGCCAGCTATAAAATTTCTTTGAATGTTTGCCATTTTATTTTATCCACTTATCTTCACCTCTCATGTTCATAAGCAATCTACTTGGGTGAATGTTACTTAATCTGATTTTTGCATTTCTTAATAAAGCTTGTTTGTTTTTTCTAGCTCTATTAACAATATACTCTTGAACTCCAAATTTACTATTTAATAAAGCATATTGTATGTAAGCATAAATATAATCTTCAAATAATTTATTTACACTCATTTTAGAATCATCACCATTTTCCATTCCATCAGATATGTATTGTAAAACACATTGTCTATTTGCCATGGTAGAATCAAAATTAATAACTCCAGCTTTTTTATCGATAGTAAACGTAGGGTTAATGTTAGCTGTCTCAGTATTTAAACCATACCTAGCGCCAATTCTTGAGTTGTATATATCATCATCACAATCAATACAATTTTCATTTACATCTGCTTCATTATTTTGATTTAAATAAATACTATTTAAAGAACCATTTTTTCTAGCTTCATCTAAAGTTGAACTAACTACAGTTGCATTGTTGTCAGCGTCATAAGTAAATGTAGATGAAGAGGATTGAATAAAAGAAACTGCAGATTGAACTTGTATGTTTTCTGTTAGTTCTCTTAAAGTATTTCCTTGAAACAAATAAAGCTTTACCCAGTTTACGTAATCCGAAGGTAAAACAAATCTTAAATCATCATAAACTGTAAGCTCTAAATTTTTAATTTCTTTAAAAGCGTCATAGTTTAATTCTTGTATTCCACGTTTTGCATGAAACAATATCTTAAACCTATTAACATTGTTTACTAAACCATGATTACCAGCATACATTAATTGAAAGTTCTTTACCACATCTTCTAAGCTTACATATTGGTACGAACCCCAATTAGCATCTGTTGGATTAACACCATCATTAGTATAATATTTTCTTTGATTTATATATGCCATAATTATAAATTAGTTTGATTTTGTTGTTGGTCTTCTAATTGTCCAAATTGAAACACGTCAGCCTCTCTAATTGATATGCCTGCGTACTGTAATATCTTAGCCACTAAATTATTAGAGTCATCAATAGGCAATTCAAAATCTTGATAATCTGCTTGAGTTTGGTCAAACAATGGTTCACCTCCATACAATGTAACATAAGTCCATTTTGGGTCTAAAGGGTATCTTATATATTGAGCCTGTATGTCGTTTACATTACTAAATGTATTTGGAAATACAGTTAGCTCACTGGCTTCTTGAACATAAGCTGGAAACGTTGTTGATGGAGAAGTTAAAAGCGAACTGTTTAACATAGTAATTTTACTGTGCGAGACTTTTTCTGCCTCACCTTTTAATGTTCCTCCTGAAAAACAAAGAACTTTATTTAGTAAATAATAATCAGAACCTGTTGTGGATTGAGAAGGTAAAAAATAAACGTTTTGAGTTTTTTGTGTAAGAAACGCAGTTATTGAAAACATATCTATAACTTCTTCATACCCTT